GAACCAGAAGATTCATCCCAATAATATATTGTTCCATTTCTAGGAGCAGCAATAGTATCATCACCAAAATTATCTATGCTCCATAGTCTAAGTTGATTTGTTAATGATAAAGCTGGAGATTGACCCCAAGTACCTTCACCCCATGTTCCTGATCCAAATCCACTATAAGGCACATAAACATCTAATCCAATATTTAATTGATATGCAGCAACTGTGCTAGAACCACCATTACCAGTATCAGAAGAATTAGCTGTTATTTCACTATCACTAGAATCTTTTGCTTCTATGGTATAAGAGTTTGCATTAACAATAGTTGCTATTTCATACTCTTGATTAAGTATTGCAGCAGTTATATTTCCACCTAAACTTACAGCATCAGTAAAAGTAACAAAATCTCCTTGTACTGCACCATGTCCATTTTCAGTTACTGTTATAGTTGCATCACCATTTGATGCAGAAAAAGTTGCGTCACCTGCACTAGTTGTTAATCTTATAGGAGTAATATCATTAAAAATTGTACCTTCTTGCACATATAATTTTTTATGTGTTCCTAAAATATTATATTGTGCTTGATTTGCAGTTTTGTAAGAATGTATTTTTCTGCAAGTACCTATAAATGTATTACCAGAATTTTTTTCCCAACCACCTATTCTTTCAGGTCTACCTTTTCTAAATCTAACTTTGTCTGCATCAAACCAACCACCCTCATTAGAATAGTTTGTTCCTTCTTTATTTATGCCTGGTTTAAATACAAATTTAGAAAATGGCATTTTATACCTCTGTCCAGTCTTTACCTTGAAATAAAAGTGCCTCTGCTTCTCTGCGTCTTACTAAACCTTCTAATACTTTACCGCCTGCTTTATTCCAACGCTTAATTTGATTAGGTACTTCTTCCCAATCTTTTTCATTAATTTTTTTTAACATAGTGCTCGAATTTAAGTTTGTAGGTCCTAAATTATATGTCCATGCAACTAAAGCATCGAATTGATTTTGTTCTAGATCAACTTCTACTGCATCATTTACATATCCACCATACTCATGTAACTCTTCTTCAAGCCAAGCATCAGCTTGTTCTTGCGTACAAGTATCACCAGCTTGCACATTTTTAGTTCTACCATAAGCAATCGTTAAAACATCTACAGCATCATAGTATGCTTCTAACTTACAACCTTCAAATTTTTTAATTAATGATATACCTTCATTTGATATTTGCATTTTAGTCTCCTTTGTTTGAGTTAGATGCTCCAAAATAGAATGAAATAACCGCACTTGCTAATCCTCCTAAATATCCAAGAACTAAATTTATTAATGCTTCGCTATTTTGTTCTGGTGGTTGTAAGGTAACTAAAAATATATATCCTAAAAATCCACCTACAGTAGCAATACCCATAATTCTAGCTGTCCAATCTTTGCTAAACTTACCTCTAGCATCTTGTTTATCTTCAGTTTCTAGCTTAAATACATCCACATCTAATTCTTTCATGCGAATTTCAAAATCTTTTTCTGCTTGTTTTAACTGTAATAATTGTTCAGGACTAGCATTATTAATAGCAGATTCAATAGATTTCGCATCAGATTTACAACCTAACGTTTCACAAATTATTTTAGTAGCCATGCCTCCTAATGGACCACCAACAGCAGAACCTAAACTTGGTGCTATTGATCCAACTACATTTTTTAACATTCCTTTTAGCATAAGTTCTCCTAACTAAAATCTCCCATACATTCTATCCATAACTCTGTATTTATAAAATTTTTACAAATTTCATATCTATCACGCCATTGTGCAGGATCATAAGAATCACTCCATTCTTTTGTAGTTGTAGACATAGAACAACCTGTAAGAATTATGATTCCTAATATATATCGCATCATCCGTTTAATGGGTTATCGTCTTTGCTTTCTAACTTGCTTAAATCTTTTTCTAAACTTTGTAGATCAGCTTTAATAGTAGCAATATCTGTTTTTATTTCTGTAATATTAGGAACTTCAATATTATCTATTTCTTTTTCTAAAAACTGAACAGATGTTTCTATAGATGCAAAGCGTTCTTCTATAACTTTTTGGGCATTTTCAGTATCTGATATACCACCAACAGCAGCTTCAAGATTTTCTAATCTATTAACATACTCTGCTCCTTGATAGCCAAATCCAGCAAGTGTTCCAACTATACCAACAAGAGCAATTAATTGTGTTGTTTTATTTTCAAACCAATTCATTATTATCTCCACATATTAGGTTGTTCATCAATCATTTGACCTAATCCTTTTAAATTATCATTTACCAGTCCATAAAAAGCACTAGTATTATCATTTAGTGTAGCAGAAGTGTATATATCAGAGCTACTATACCAATCTTGAGAATCAGGAACTGTTACTTGCGTATAATTATTAAAAGCAGGTACATAACCAATTAATGCAATTAATTTAGATTCATCAGCATATTCACCAGTTTCTTGTTGTTGTTGCTCTATTTCTTCTTGTTGTGCTTCAATATTTGCAGCAATAATTTGATCTGCTATTTGATCTGCTTCTGATGCGGTCATTACACCTGACATAGCTGTATCTATTTCACCTTGCACACTTTGAACTTGTACGTCTGCTATTGCTATAGATGCTGAATTATCAAATGTTGGCAATGGTGTAATAGACATGGTGGTACCACCAACATTATCATTAGACATAGATAATACTTGATTGCTTTGTTGTGTAGCACTTGCAAACTGATCTGATGCACTAGGACTACTAGAAGTGCTTATACCACCACTAGATGCTGTCGTGCTTCCTGTGGCTACATTATTACTAGAAGTGTTATTAGATAAATTATTAGTTTGAGAACCACCAGAGGCTTGTGAATAGCTATTAGCTGCTGTTTGTACTCCTGCCCTAATTACATTAAGTGCTGTAACCATTAATTTATTTTTACCTGTAGGTTTGTCAGATTCAACTGCTGCAAATTCTTCTTCTATTTCTTCTATAGATTCTTCTCTAATTTCCTCTTCTCTCTCTGAAATTCTTTCTTCTTCCATTGCTACCTGCATTTCTTCTATCTCTTCAAAAACTTCTTCAACTGCTTCTTCTTCAAATATTTCTTCTATAAATTCTTCTTCAGGTTCATCTAATTCTGCTATTCTTTCTTCAGGTCTTTCTTCAAAATGTTCATTAATTTCTTCTTCAAACCACTCATCAAGTTCTTCTATAGAGTTAAATTCAATAAAAGTATTTGGTTCTGAATAATCTTCTACTAAAAATGTTTCTTGAAATACAAACTCATCTATTAATAATTCTTCTTCATGTGGTAAATCATTATGAGGTCTTAAAAAATCTTGAAATGGTAATGGTTCAGGATCAAAAAATATTATTAACTCATCTTCAAATGGCTCAATAAAAAAATCATCTTGTGTATTAAAATCATCAAAAGTTATAAAAACATCTTCTTCAAATGTTTCTATTATTATAAATTGTTCTTCAAAATTATTATCATGAAAATCATCTTGAAATATACCTGTAGCAAATTGTTCTTGCTCATCTTCAAAACCAAAATCAACATTGCTATCATCAAAGAAAGCTACTGATTCTTCTTGTCTATAACCTGCACAAAAAGGTGCATACTGTGGATCATCAGCACATTGTTGATCATCATATGCTTCCCAATAATTAGGGCATGATTCACTATAAAGCTGAGTTATATTACATTGCTGAGTTAATAAAGCATCTGCATAGCCACTACAACTACTATCATTAAGTGGATTACTACAATCAATACTATTGCCACTCCCTTCACCAAATAAAGAACCACCATTTTCAAGTGTTGTATTTATAGTTGTATTATTCCAGTTTTTATTTACACAATTAGATGAATTAGTAGTACCAGTATTACATTCATCATGATAATAATAGGTATAAGAATTATCTTTATTTGCACCTACTTCACCAATAAGCACATCATGATTAATTATGTCTAATTCTCTATATCGTATGTCAAACGAGTTGTTGTTCCAAAGTATTATTTCAAAGCTATTATCAGATGCACGATTGTATTCTCTCATGTTGTACCAACCAAAAATCATCTTGTCAGAGTCTCCATATGATTTCATACGAGAATTACTATCTCTTATTAAGTCAGTCCAAAATCCGTATATAGTATAGGTGTGCTGTCCGTTAATAGGGTCAGGAGTATAGTCATTGCAATAGCTACCACTATTACCAAAATTAAGGCATCCATTTGTAGACATTCTTGCCTGAGAAAATGTAGTGCCGTAAAAAGTAAAATTAAAAGAAAGATCAATAGCAGGACTAATACCATCATCAGAAACTTCGTATGCTAACTCACCATTAAAATTATTAGCATTGCCATGTAAATCATATAGAGACTGATTGCTCTCATATATATACTGACTATATAGATTAAATGATAATAGACTAATTAACCCGTAGCATAAAATTCTTTTTTGCATTGTCTATCCGATTTAGTTTTTCTTGTATAGGTTTTTTTTACTAACCCAACAACATCTTTATTAATACCTGATCTTTTAGGATTAAGTTCTTTAGTACATTGTTTTATAAATTCTTTTTCTTTATCTTTTGCATCAGGTCTTTTAGATTGATTATTAGCCCATTCTGTTGATGCTTCTTTACCAATTTTTCCTTGATAAGGACAAGGTGTGCCTGCCATTTCCATAGCTTTAAATACTCTTGCATCTTGGCATAACAAAGCAACTGATGCTACTTTCATGCCCATATCATAAAGATATTTAGATAATTTTAATCTTTCACAATTTTGATCAACTATAGTTTTACCACCTGATAAACCAAATACTTGTCCTTGAAAAGCACCAGATACACCAGTAGTACATAAGTCTTGTGAATAAGACATTATAGATGGTGCTATTGCAGATGCAGGAGGTGCTTCAGATTTTATTTCTTGTCGAATAGTTTGAGTGCTATTAGATTCATTAATATTTCTATTAGTATTATCTGAAACAGTATTGTTATTATTTTGATTTACATTATTAGTATTTACATTAGATTCAGATTCAGATTTATTAATATTAGTGTTAGTGTTTGTATTATTACTTGTACTATTATTTGTATTATTAACATTTTGATTTACTGTTGAATTTACAGTAGATGTTGAAGTAGAAGTATTAATATTATTATTAGTATTGTTTGAAGTTGATGATGCTGTAGAAGTATTAACATTTACATTATTATTAGTATTCGTATTTGTATTTGTATTTGTATTTGTTGCAGTTGAAGTTGTTGTATTTACATTAGTATTATTATTAGTATTAGTAGCTGTAGAAGTTGTTGTATTAGTATTAGTGTTAGTATTGGTGTTAGTATTAGTATTTGTAGTAGTAGTTGTATTTGTAGTATCTAAACTATTATTTTCACAATATTGAGTTCCATTAGTACAAGCTGTACCTGATTGTTGAGATGATTGTGCATTTGCTACTAAACTAAAACCAAAGATAATTGTAAACAACATACCAAATGTTGCCCATGTAATAATTTTATTATGTATTTTTTTTTCAGTTTTATTCATTAATTATATGTAATCCTAATTCAATTAATTTTTTTCTATTTTCTAAATGTTCTATTTCTACATCTTTTTTGCTTTGACCTGTGTAACGCACTGCTAAATATTTTTCAATCATTGACTGGTTAATATTTATATTATCTACAATAACTTCTCCTAATACACGACCATACTTACCCTTGGAGTCTTTTAATTTTGATCTTAATATTATTTCAGTGCCATTATTAATAGAGTCTTCTAGATATTTTGCAGCTAATTTTCCTCTAACTTTTTCATCTTTATCTCTTGTTCTTGATTCAGGTGTATCAATCCCATAAAGACGTACACGACACTTGTGAAGAATAGAAAAGCCAAGATCAAGGATAACATCAATAGTATCGCCATCAACAACCCTAGTAACTGTGCAATTATATTCATACATTATCTTTTTTTACCTTTATGCAAACCATGTTTTGCGTGTTGTTTACCTGCTTTAGTTGCTGCTCTTTTTTTTCTATTAGCTGCTGCAAGTTTTCTTCTTCCTTTTGGCGTAGATTTTAGTCTATCTATTTGTGCTTTTGGAGCATACACCTCACCTGTTTCTGATGATTTTTTTCCACTAGGAGTAGTCCATTTTTGACCTGTCCATTTTTTTAAACTTCTTTGTGATTTTTTTAATGGCATTTTATTCTCCAAATATAACTATATAAGCATCTGTTTTTTTAGGTTTATTAATATGTAATCTTTGATAATGAAAACAAATATCATGTTTACCATCAGAAATTTTATCTAATAATTCCCAAAAAGATTCTCTTCCAGGATCAACCATAATTAATTGTTTATCATTATTATTTAAATACTTAATTAAGTTAATCCATAAATCTGTATGTATATTCCAAAAACAAACATCTACTGCTATGTATGTATCAAAATCTAAAGGCAAAGGTTTAGAAAAAATATCTTGTAAAATAAATTTAGGTTTTACATTCATTAAACTAGACATTAAATCAAAGTATGGTTTAACATTTTCATCAGCATCCATACCTACTGCATACGCACCTTTACTTTGTAAATAATGTGTTAATGCACCCCAACCACAACCTAAATCTAAAATTTTATTATTAATAATGTCCATTTCATCTAGTGACTCTATGATAACCATAGAAGAATCCCAGATTTTATTTCCGTGTAAGTTATGAACTTTTGTTTTACGTTTAAGTTTTTTTATCTCTGGATGAGATGATGTGGGTATTTCTACGTTTTTAACCCATAAACTATTTGTAGCCACCACCAGCCTTCTTATATGCTTTTGCTAACATTTGTGCTTTTCTTGCAGACCATTGCCCAGGTCTGCCTCCTTTACCACCTGCTTTGATACGATTAAATATTCTTTTACGCATACCAGGTTTTGTATAGTTTCCTGCTTTATTAACTGTTGATTTACGACCTTTTTTAAATTTAATAGCATCTAAAGTTTTAGCTTGACTAGCATGAGCTTTACTTGCTTTTTTAAGTTTATTAGCAACTGTTCTTACTGTTTTTTGTGCTCTACTCATAATGTTTGACTTATAATTCCTATCATTGAACTTATTAATAAAACATAAAGACCCCAAATCATATTTTCTAATCTAGCAAATCTTGCTTGACCTTGATCTAGTCTTTTCTCTATATTTTCATAACGAATAGCACACTCTTTTTCATGGGCTGCTACTCTTTCAATAGCAGATGTCATTTCTTTTTCTTTTTAACCCTCACTGTTTTATAAGCCTCATTAACATCTGGTGTTGATTTGTCATCTGCTACATATCTGCCTTTTTTGTTTCTAGCACGAACTTGTTTTCTTTCAGTGCCTGTAACTGTATCGACTAATTTTTTCCACCAACTCATTTGTCTTTTGCTTTCCAAATGTTTAATGCACACCAGTCAACAACTTTATAAATATGTCTAAACCAATGGTCATCTTTAGGTGTAGGTGTAATAGCTGCAATACCAGAAGCTACTGCTACAATTACACATATCCAAAATAATAGTTCTATCATAGATTTCTCCTATTTTTGTTTAAACCAAGATGGTAACCCAATCATTGGTCTTTTATCAAATTTATTTATCTCAGCATTTTTATCACTAGCATCATTATAATGTAAAAATACTTGTCCACAATTTTGTCCTTCAAAAGCATTTCGCCAATGTTCTAATTCACAACCTTGATACATCAACATATCTCCTGCTGTTAATTTAATCTCTTTTCCTTTTTTTCCTTCTTCACCTGAAGGTTCTAAAAAAATAGACCATTCATCTCCACCTAAATGTAAAGTTGTAGATATTTCACAAGAATATCTATCTTTGTGTCTATGTAGAACATCACCCTTTTTATAAATTCTTGCATAAGAATAAGTTTCAGATAATTTAATTCCTGATTTTTTTTCCATTAAAGGTTTAACTTTTTGTAGTAAAGTTTCCATCACAATATCTGCATAATGAGAATATGTTTCTGGAACTTGTAAATCATTCCATACACCAAAATATTCAGTAAACTGAGATATATATCTTTCATCAAACAAATATCTTGCTACTGCTCTTTTATTTAAAAAGTATTGATAACAAAAATCTGCTAATTCTTTTGATATAGCACCTTTAATTACTTGATATTTATTTTTTTTAAAACTCATAAATAAGGTGGTTCTTTATATAAAACTGCAATTAATATCATTGCAAGTATCGAATAATAAATTGTTTCAATCATTTAAAAGGATATCCTAAATTCCAACATACTAAAGAATGTCGTATTCCTTTAGTTACTGGTGTTACTCTATGCCAAACAAAAGAAGGAAAAACTATTACACTTCCTTTTGCTCTTATTTCTTCACATACTCTTGGTTGTGAACCTTTTTCAGTATCTCTAAAATCAAATTCAAGATCACCACCTTCATATTCGTTTGGATCAGATAAAGATATAGTCATACTAAGTTTTCTTTGTTTACCATGTATGTTTATATTATCTGGATTATTATAAGGTTCTTCATGTGAATCACAGTGCCAATCATAAAATTGTCCTTTTTTATATTCTGTAAACTGACAAGCCTCGGACCAATCCCATTGAAAATTCCAATTTGCACTTGCATTAGCTTGATCAATATAAGGTTGTATTTCTCTATATATCCACCTATCTGACATCCATACAATATCTGATTTTCTTTTTTTTTGAATATTTTTTAATTCTTCTTTTGTAATTTTATCTTTATCAGCACTTCCTGTAAGAGCTACAGTTTTGTTTTGTTGTTGACCATAACGGATAATATCATCACAAATTCTTTCGGGAATAACGGATTTAAAATACCAGTAATACCATTTTAAATTCATATATAACAAACAACCATAACTATTCGTCTTTCATATTTATTTGGAGTTTTATTTTTATGTTTTAATAATCCATTAAACGATAGAACATCATCTTCTTTTACATTAAAAGTTTTTTCATCAATTATAGTTTCGCCTTTAGTAAAAGGACTTAAATATATAATTAAATTATTATGTGGAAAAGTAAAATCTGTATGATACTCGTTTATATTTGTGCTCCAATCAAAAGTGCTATTCAAGTTAATTCTTAATAAAACGTTTATATCAATTTTATTTTTATCTAAAATTTCTTTTATAACTACATAAGCATCTTCAAATAAAGAAGAATCAATTTTAGTTATATTGTGGTTTGCAGCTAATGGTCTATTTAAAATACCATGACTATAAAAAGGAAAATCATTTTTACAATCACCTAAAATAGTTTCATCATGGTAATACCAAGGAATACTTGAGCTATTAACCATTTCTTTTAAACGCAAGTAATTTTCTGTTTTAGGATTTTTTAAAAAATTTATCATTATCCCTACTTAAAAATAAATTTAAGAAGCCCAAGTACCTGCTTTTTGTTTTACATATACTACTCTTAAATCCCAAGCACTAGAACCAACAAAAGGTTCTTTAACAATAACTACACCAGAGCCTCCAGCAAGACCATCTTGATTCGACAATGGAGCAGATGGTGAGGGAACTTCATTAAAATCTGAAGATCGTGAGCCACCACCTCCGCCACGATTAGTTGTTCCTGCGACACCCAAGTGATTTGTTGGTCTATTTGGAGAAAATCCTGCGTCACCTCCTCCTCCTGAACCACCATCTCCACCTCCTGCTTCAGTTGGGTTAGTTCTACAACCTCCACCACCTCCGCCAGCATATGTAACATCTGATCCAGAAATAGTTGATGGTGCACCTGCTCCACCATTTCCACCTAATTGTGGTGATTGTTCATCTTGTCCTACAGCACCAGCACCACCTCCACCTGCTGCACCTCTAGGACCGCCTGGTACTGTTGTAGCACCGCCATTGTTTCCTTGTGAAGGACTTACAGAGGGTGTATTACCTGCTCCGCCTGAGTAAGCTCCACCATAACCTCCAGCACCTCCACCAGAGCCTCCAGCAATGCCTACTCCTGAACCAGTTGGTGCTGTTCTTCCAGAACCACCACCTCCGCCTCCAGCAGAAGTAATTGGTGTTGGAGTTCCTAAAACTGAGTTTGATCCGTTGCTACCTGGAGCTCCTGCACCACCGCCATTTCCACCACCACCAACAGTTATAGGGTATGGGGAATTTCCAGATACAGGAGTGTTTCCAGTACGAAAACCACCGCCTCCTCCGCCTCCAGAACCAGCATCTACAAAATTTTGAGCTCCACCTGCACCACCACCACCAGCAACTACTAAATATTCAATAGATGTGCTTAGTGGCTGAGTTGTAAGAGTTCCGCTTGAATTAAAAGTAGTAAGTTGTTGTGCTTGAGTATTTTGTAACGCACCAATTAATCTAGGCATATTACACCCACGTTCCTGCTTTTACATTTTCATAAACTGCATCTATACTCCAAACTCCAGATGCAATAGTAATTTCAACCGCAGGTTGTTTTGTAATTACTACACCAGAACCTCCTGCTGTTGTAGATGGGGTTGATGCAATAACTGGACTTCCTGCACCACCACCACCAACTGTTATTGTATAGGGTGTGCTACCTGTTACTGTTAAAACTGATTCAGCAGATGCTCCTCCTCCAGAACTTTCACCAGGTACAGAGCAACGATATCCACCTGCTCCTCCTCCACCACCAAAGTTTTGAAAATTTATAGAATCTTCAGCATAGCCACCGCCTCCACCACCTGTGTTAGCAGAGCCAGATGTTGACATTGTTCCAGGTGTACCACCTTGAGTGCTACCACCTGTACCACCGCCACCAGGACCACCAGTACCAGTTGTTTGAACACCAAAATAGTATGATCCTCCACCACCTCCACCACCTCTTGTTACAGGTGATCCAGTGATAGATGATGCAACGCCATTTCCTCCTGGTCCACTTGCATAGGTAGGTGCTCCTACGCCATTTGAACCAGCAGAACCAGCACCGCCTCCACCGCCTGCAACATCTGCACCAGTATTTGCTGCTCTAGAACCAGCACCACCATTATGTCCTTGTCCTGGTGTTCCTGTTCCTAGTGGAAAAAAAGTAGTTCCACCTCCACCACCTGAACCTCCATTGATACCAGGATATGGATAAGGTGAATAAGATGCACCAGTACCACCACCACCTCCACCTTCTGAGGTTACTGTGGTTATAGGTGTTCCTGCTATAGAAGAATCAGAACCTTTTGCTCCTACATGGTTTGCTCCAGCATTAGAGCCTCCACCACCGCCACCACCTGCAATGATTA